CTCTGCGACCATCCTTGGCGAGAACTGTGGCATCCCACACGTAGTCAATAAAACGACGTGCTTGCTCTGGGCGTAGGATACCTGAACCTGCATCACCAGAAGGATTAACAGCGTTAGCACCACCTGTAGCACCGAATGTTGCAGTTTCAATGTTACCAAGTGCACCGCCATTAGCGTAGTTACCTGGAACGTTTTCACCAGCTTCTGATCCTGACGCAAATGCACCCTGGCCCTGATATAGACCTGGTGTAGTTCCGCCTAGATCGCCAGATAGTCCTGGCTGATTTTTAATAATTTCTTGTTCCGACATAATTGTCACCTCCTAAGTGATTTTTCTTTATTTAAATAAATCGGCAGTTTTGAGGAAACGTCCGCCCCATAGGGATTTCTCAACCTGTTCTGGTTGATTTTCCTGTACGATCTCGCCTAGATCGCCAGATTTGCGGAAAGCAGTATCAGCCTCAACAGCATCAACTCTCTTTCCAAACTCGTTAAACACGTCCTTGCTCTCAGTTACCTCATTCTTTACTGAAGCTATGGACTTGTGTAGTTCTGCAATTTGTTCAGCTTGTGCCTGAACTACTGCAGTTAGATCGCTAAAGGCTTTTGTAACGGTATCCTTGATGTCTGCAACTGCAGTCTCAAGGGCATCGTCTGACTTAGATACGTCTTCAGCTGTAGCTTCTTCAACAGCCTCTTCAGTGGTTACTTCTTCAGCTGGAACTTCTTCCGACTTTTCTGTAACTACCTCTTCTGTTGCTTCTGCTTCAACTTCAGCATCTGCCTCTGGAGCGACCTGTGATTCTTCAACGATAGCATCTGCAACTACAGCATCTTCAGCTGGAGCATCTACTACTTCATTTGTTGTGTCAGTCATAGGACCTACCTCCTTGTTAATCTCAATTGGTTTAATGCCTTTAGCACTATCAACTAAGAACTTTATCATTTCTGTTTTTTCGTTATCATTCTTTTCAACGAAACCTATATTGTGCATTGGGTTGCCAGATGTTGGACTGTTTTCAGATTCATTTTCTGACAAGATTACAATGTCAGAGTCTTTGTCCCAAAAAACATTCTCAATCTCAGTGTCTGCAAGTCTACCCTTAATCATGTCTGCCCCATCTTCATTTTTCTCTACAGAAAGAATATTTGCAAATTGGTTTGCAGGAGTGTCTACTAGAGATAGCTCTACTAGATCATATTCTTTAATAATACGTATTGTCTTGTCTAAGTTTGCGTCATAAGCATCGTCGTACTTATTCATTCTACCGCCGATAGAAAATCCTGAAAGAGTTCCGTCTAGAACCTTTTCCCAGGTATTCTGTGCACCCTTTGAAACGTAGGCTGATACGTAAACTCCAGAATAAAACTTCTTGGTTTCAGGATCAAAGTATCTGTCTTCCTTGAAAGATACCATCTTTCCAACGGCTAATGGTTGGTGCATTTCACGAATGTTACCACGGAATTTTGAGAAGGCCTTCATAGACGCTTCTGATGTGACGATGTCCGATTGGCGGTCAACGTTGTCTAGTGTAGCAAATCCAGATACGATACGACGCTCTTTGTCTACCTTAGAAAACGGCATAGAGAGGCGAACGTTGTCGCCCTCTGTAGCCCAATGTGCTTTAGCTATAGTCATGGTAATACCATTATAGAACCCTTTTTAATAATTATTCACAAAATGTTGATAAGTATGTGGATAACTATTGTGAGGACCTACCCTCTCCCTGAGCATTACGCCCAGCTACCGTAGCCGTACTATCGGACGAGTTGTTTGCTCTTTCAGCATCTCGTGCACGATTTCCAGACATGTTAGCTCTCGCATCAGTGGCCTGTCTAGGAGATAGGTCTAGGAACTCGTCACCCTCTGGGTGTTGAGGTAGACCAAGCTGAATGCGTGCCTCGTTTTTTGTTATAACCTGATTCTTTACATATCTCTCAAGAATCTGAGACTGTGCAATTTCATCAGTCAGGGTTAGTTCGTTTAGCTTGAACTCTAGAAGATCTGTCTTTTCCTTGATAATCTTATTGATTGCCTTTTCAAGATTACGCTGGGCAGGTCTTGCCACCTGCTCCTTAAATGTACGATCTTGTGCTAAAGCTGCTGCAATGGCAGATGAGTCACCTCCACCAATCTTAGATAGCGGAACTTGGTGAGCTACTAAAATGTCATCACGGTTGCGAATTCTGTAGTCGTTGAATGATGCCTCTTGGGTGCCATTCTCAACTGCCTCCATCTTAAACTCAACTTTATTAGTGTCTGAGTCTCCTGGGAGTGGGATGTACAACGTTCTGTGGTTTGACCCCTTTAAGCTTGTCTGTAGGAAGCGGAACATCTTATCTTCTGCTTCTTCAGATAACTTAGCACCCTTAAGAGTTACGATATAACGAGGGACACCCTTGTTGGTAAAGTAGTCGATATTGTACTGAGAGGCTAGCTGATCTCCCTGAAGGGATCCAATCGCTGACATAATGTCTGGAACACCATAGAAAGTATTTAATGGAGAGTATTCCTTGTAGTGGATAATCTCATTAGGACGAGGATCATTAGTAATTGGATTCTTGTTCGTTGCCCCAAAATTTCTGAAGTAAACAACCTTATTACCAATAATCTGGATGTATCCATCACGCAAGCGACGAACTCTCATAGTAGTCGCAGGGATGTGACCAACGTAACCAATTTCTCCAGTAACGGTTCTACCAATCTCAAGGTATCCGTTTCCAGTTGCCTGCACGTCTGTATAGAACTTCATAAGAGTATTGGTAAAAGAGTCATCATCATTCAGTGACTCTACCCAGTCACTCAGCTCAATCTTTGCTCTCTCGATACGCTTGCGAGCCTTCTCTGTAGCTGAGTCGCTAGAAGAAGATTCTAGCATCATCTCTGTACGCTTAGTTGGTTCGAAGGCATAGCCTAGACCAACGATATTCTCTACCTTTGCATCGATTGCTGCATGGTTAGCAAAAGAAGTATCATAGAAGTTTGCTAGCTCGTAAAGGTTCCATGGTGGAGTGATAACGTCAAATATTCCATAGCCATTACGGTACACACGACCAGGATTAATCTCCTTTGAGGTTGCACCATTAATACCACGGTTAATAGATCTAGCACTATCCTGGTAGGAATCACTGTTTAGGTCAACGTTGTTATACCCGACAGTTGTATCGATCGCATAATCTGCTTTTTCAATTCTATCTGAACGACGCTTAAAATTCTTTTCTAGTCCAGCTAGATCTTTCAAGCCATCCCATGGCTTTAGGAATGGGTCTTGTTCCTTAAAAATATCTTTTTCTGGTTCAAACTCTGGCGAAAAAGCATGAACGTATTGTGTTTCTGACATTAGTCATCACTTCCATATTTGGCAATCGTGTCCTTGGCTGCCTGGACAGCTCCCATGTCATTCAAGTTAGGGATAAGGCCCTGTTTCATTCTGTCTAGCTGTTCGCTATATTCTTCTTCAGAGATTCTTCCCATACCTGCATAAAACTCGTATGAGCCATCTCCTTGACCAAGTGCCTTAGCCTCTTGCTCTAGCTTGTTAATCTGAATTGCGTCACCCCTATGGGACGGTATATTTAATACGTTTCCATTACCATCTGTGAATGGCTTGCCGTTAGCCTTTTTCCAAATGTAAATTCCCCAGTCATAGTTCTTGTCCAAAACTGTTAGTTTTGATTCTCCAACTTGACCAGGCACCTTAAATTTTTCAGCATTCATAACCACTAGTATACCATATTATACTGCTTGATATACCTGAGATACCCATGATACGTCTTTAAATACCTTATAAGAGTAATCTCCAAACGTAGTTTGAACTTCATCGTCAACGATTATTTTATTGGTTCCTGTGTAGATCTTGTATATATCTGACGGATCTACCCCATAATAGCTGGCGGTTGAGATTACCAGAACCTCTTTCCACAAGTATGGGATAGCATTCCAATAGTTCCAGTCCAGAGTTATAGTTCCAGAGTTATTAACCTTAAACCATGGTCTCTCAACTATAGTCTGAACTTCTTGTAGGTTAGTTGACTTGTAGTATGACAGATTATTAAAAGTTACTGGACCAGTTATACGGATAGATCCTTCATAATTCGTAAAATCTTGCGTACTGGCAAATCGAATACCAAGCATTGACCATTCTTTGGTAGTTATGGTTGGATTCTTGACTATCTTGCCATTAAGATAGAACGCTATGCCATTCTCAAGCTCTCCCCTGGAATTAAGAGCATAGATTTTGGCCCTTTGACCGCTTGGGTGTGTAGCTTGCATATAGAACTTGATGTATGAATCTTTGCTTTGTATTTCAAAGATTTCAATTGGAGCGTATGGGAAAAAGTCTTGGTCAAATCTAATAGATGCCTGCAGGGCAATAACCTTATAGTTTGCTGATCTAGAAGCATTTACTGGTATTGCAATTCCACGATTTATAAGTGGGTCATAATCTCCACGAAGAGTTATTCCGCTATCTCTGGTCAGGTACAGGTACGGGGTGCTGCCCTTGTAAATACTAAACGGATTAAGACTCTTATATGTAAAGTAGAATCCATCTTTTCTATATGGATACAGATCATTGCCAAACCTTGTTCCGATTGGCGTTGGGGTGGAATCTGATAGGGCCATGGCTGCGTACTCTAGTGACTTTATTGATATTGGCATATCGTATATGCTAGCTGTTATCATTTGAATATGTGTGACAATTGCTATATCGTCGAATGATATAGATGTTGGTGGATAAATAATCATATTATCTACCACCTCGTATTTAGTGTTAAGCCAGTTATCTCCAGGAACAACAATTCCATTCTTAGGAGCAAGCTCTATATTTGTGAATGACTCTAGTGACCGATTAGCCCCGTCCTCTAGAAGCTGAAAAGTGATATAGGCTTTAACTGGAGAGCCCGAAGTATCGTACCTATAGGTGTTGCTAGCTCTGTTTTTTAAATCATTATAATTTTCAAATCCAGTAAGCAGTTGATTGTCTAATGCATCATAGTCTCTTTGAACTGGATTGGAGTATTCATCAGAGAGCTCCTCATATGACCACGAACTGTTAGTGGTCTCTTGTACAAATATAGATGGTGCAGGATAGTTTATATTTAATTGAATAAAGTCAAGGTCTAATCTTTCATCGCCCTTGGAGTCCTGGACTGTCTTAGCAAAGAAAGATAATGGAATATAGTCTTCCCAAGATGAGTCTGCACCTATGAATAGTCCGAAGCCATTTAGCGAAGTTCCGCAAGAAACATTGTAACTTGCTATATGACTGCTGATAACGCTATTGGCATATTGGCCAAAGGTTCCACCGTCGAGCAAGAACTCAAATACTGTGTTGGTATATAGCCCAGTGCCAGCATCTAGAATAGATAACCCCTCTGATCCATCAACAAAGTTGTCGAAAAAGGCTATGCCATCTTCTGCGAATATAGATGATATCTTATTTAGATTTTTGTCAGAGCACATTCCTATGTGGTAAATATTCCCTAGGAACGTATTTGAAAAATCTTTTCGTCCTCCGATATAAACTGAAACCGATGATAGCTTTCCAAAGAACTTGGCTGCGACCCCACCATAGAAATCTGAGAAATCTTGGAAATCTATCCCAATAACATACTCCTCTCCAGAAAAATACTTTGGCTTAGATACAACTAAGTGCTCTACACCGTATTCATAGACCTTGTAGTCTATGCTGTTTCTCTCTATAGATACCTCGAAATAGTTGCCACTAGATTTGTCCTCCAAAAGTATTATTGACTGACCACCATCTATGACCACCTTTTCCTTACAGGTTACATAGATTCCTTTTGGAGCCTCATTGGATAAAGCCATATCTTCGAATAGTAGGTATCCATTAGTTTCAGACCACTGTGTATTTGGCCTAAGAGAAATAAAGCTAGATGATTCATTTTGGGCTGACTCTAGTGCAACTTGCCATTCGGCTTCTGTCTTGTTGCTAAAGTTCGCTGATGGCAGCTTGTGCTTAGCAAACGAAATAGCATTTCCGTCAACAGAAACGTTGTCGTAAGTTCCCTGTGCCCAGCGACCAATAGATGGGTACATATAATTTTTTGAGTATTTGGCAAATGGATAATCTATAAATATTGAGCTACCGCTATATGAGTTGTTGATGTTTTCTGGGAACTCTACGCCCTGGCCATAAACGAATCTCCTTTTAGCAACTTGATTTGGAACCCTGTATCCGTATATGGCAATACCGTCTACCTCTATTGGAGAAACATCTTCGTATGCCCAGAACGCTAACCAGTCAGCGTCTAAACTTTCGCTGCCAACAGTTACCTGTGGGGCTGGTAACTCTAGAACAGATGAGTCTATAAATGTCTCCCCTACCTCTTCTCCGTTTATAATGAGGCCCACGGAATTAGCTGAGTATCTTATCTGAATTAGCATTGGTCTTGACCATTGCCCAATATAATGTCTAACTACATTATCTCCAATTTTAAGAGACAGGATTGGCCCATTAACATATAGACCATCGGTTCCTCGCAAATTTCCAAAAATTCTCTTTTCTTCTATTGAATCTGAGGCTATCCTAAGCCAGAACTCTAATGTGTAATCTTTGTACTGCCCCAGCTGATTCAAAAATCCCGATCCTGGGATAACCAGCGATGGCATGTTTCCGTTTGGGTATATAGACGTAGTATCTGCAGCTCCAAAAACTAAAGGTATTCCAGAATTCTTTGCTACTAAAGAGTTATCTCTGACAAGGTAGTATCCTGGATTATCCGATAGACCATAGGCCTCTGCTCTAATTCCATAAGCCTGTGCTGCTGCACCAAAGATATTTGTTGGGAGTGCCTGCTTTGCTACTCCAAGAGATGTTGCATTAAACTCCTCCGACCACTGACCAAGATTTACACCATTTACCAAGAACTCGTAATTCTCTGGCTGATCTCCAGCAAAGTATCTTGCTCTTATGATTATCCTGATGCTGGAGTTTTGAAATATTGGCTGAAATGTTTCTGAAACAAAGATCCAGTTATCGTACACTTCGCTTGAGAAAAACTTAGTTTCCTGTACGAGCTCTCCGCTAGATGCGTCAAAGTATTCGTACCCTATGTCAAACCCAGAAACGTATGGCGTTTTTGAATAAAGAAAGGCCCCGATGCTAAAAGTAGCAAGTGTACTGTTTAGGCTAGAAATGGTAATAAGATCTGGGCTAACCATCTCTACCAAGGATTCCCTATCTTCTGGTGAGTCAGCCAAGATTCTTGTGGTGTAGCTTTCTGGGAATGGCTCGTCCAAGATCTCTGGAACATTCTCTGCAGTTCCGTTAGCTATTGTCCACTGAGAGATATCTCTAGACTCTTCATCAATTAGCGATATGTAGTCAGCGGAATCATCCAATGACCATAGGGAAATTGGGTGTTCAGAAAATATTTTTTCTGCATATAGATTAGAAGGATTTGACATAATTCACCACATACAGTTTATCATAAACTAATTAGATAAATGCCAAAAAGCTGGGGACATATATTTCGTCCCAGATAAGATCTCTAGAGATTCGTGATAGAAGGGTGGTATGGATGGGAATATGACTAAACTTCCTGCAGATGGCTTTATCCTTACCCCCTGATCTGGAAAATTTAGCTCACCACCTTCGTAATCGTCATTTAAATAAAGCACTGCTGAAATATTTTCGTTTACAGGATTAGGCCCAGAATCGGTATGTACGCCCATTGAGGCACCAGTAGTATATTTGCTAATACTTATAGGGGCACGCCTTCCTAGGTCAACTGAGAGCTTCTCAGCATAGTCTTTGCCATAGGCAGACAGTACAGAATCTAGGATTAGGTAAACTTCTTTAGTCTCGTCATCTGAGCTGAAGAATTCTGATGGATTGGTAAACTTTCTTTTACCAAAAAAATGGCTATTATCATCATTGGCTGACCAGTCATGCCAGCTAGAAATAAGGCTATTGTCAGAAAGTATTCGGTCAGTACTTTCAATGGTGGTCACTACCTGTTCTGGATTATGGATAATTCCTTCGTAATAAAAGATCTTATCTGCAAAAATTTTAGGGCTTTGCATTGTCCCATTCTTCTCTCTGCTTAGCCTGTTCGACCCTTACCTGAGAGATCTGATTTTCCCACCACTGCTTTCTTTCATCGGAATACTCTGCCTCTGAAAAGTCCCAAAAAGAAACCATAGTGTATCTAGTACCAGACAAGATCTCTCGAACTCCGTGAATATTCTCTACCCCTCCTGGGAATATAATTAGCGAGTAGCTAGATGGCTTAAATTCAATGCTGTGGTCTGGAAAGTAAAGCTCTCCTCCAGAATAGTTTCCATTTAAATATAGGATAGCGACATACTTATTAATCTCAAATGCGTTGGGCTCTCCATGGCTATCTGAATTATCGGAGTGTGGATTTGCAAAACCTCCAACATCCCACTTTTGAGCGTGAAAGGTATTTGGCTTTACTGGTCTATCAAACACTGTCTCTACTGATGACATAAACCTAGCTCTTAGGTCGTCAAATAGGGTAGTTGATAGTCGATAGTTAGATAGGGTTGGATCATATAGCTCTAGCCCCATTCCAGACGAACCATAAAACGCAATGTCTCCCCACCTTTCAGCCTTATCCTCAAAGTACTGAATCATGCCGTTTGCCGTTTCTTGGTCAATGAAGTTTGGAATTTCTACAATTCTATTGTCCTTTATTCCAAGCAGGCTGTTGTCCAATGGCTCATCTTTATAATAAATAAAGTCTTGCAAGCTAGTCATCACTTCTCCTTGTGAGACAAAATAGTCCAGAAGAATGGGCAAGTATATCTTGTTCCTACTAGAATCTCCCTCACACCGTGAACATAATTTTTATCTCCTGGGAAAAAATAAACTCCACCACGCTTTGGTTTAAACTCTATTCCTTGAATTGGGAAGTATAGCTCTCCTCCATCGTAATCATCATTGAGGTAGACGATTGTGGCTATATCATACCACGGAAAATTATTTGGCTTTCCAGCGTTCTCCCCTTCATGCATTTCTTTATCGGCATGTGGGTGTTGATATTGACCAGGCAACCATCTAACCAGTGCTGGAGATGTTGGCTTTGCGTCAACGCTGAAGAAATTATCGATCTCTACCTTGAGCCTCTTAACTATATCCTGAATTACTTCAACGATATGTGGGTTGTTTCTCATTATTGTGGGGTATGTGGCAACCCTGTTATCCCAATAGGTAGACTCGTAGATAACGGTTCCGTCCTCATTATATCTAGTTTGAGTTAGGTCCCAGTCAGAGTTGGCCCTAACGTATGAGTTTAGTTGATTAATTTCTTCTTCTGTAATAAAGTTTTCAATGGAGCCTATCATCTCTGCCCCAGATCCAAAGAACCCAGATGGGGTTATTGATACTTCTAGGTTTGGCCTATTGTTAGTAAATTTTTCATCCATAGTAAATTATACCATGCTACTCATATTTACGTCTTTCCCATACATCATTAAGGTAGATGCCACCGTTAATCTTCCTGTACTTAAAGCTATTTGCCATATTCTTTGACTCTAGCATTGCTGGATTTTCTATGACAATCTCAGACTTCCAATCTTCACGCTTAAACGGAATGATCTGAGCATAGGGTGTTCCAGCTGGAATTACTCCAGTCCAGCCTTCTAGAATAAAAAAAGGCATAGTTCCAGGTAAGTGCACTTTGTCATTGTCAATGATTCCGCTAGTATTCATAAAAGGCAGGTCGAATCTATTGAACGGTTGGGAATATATGGCACTATATCCCTTTGGAAGCTCTACTCCCCAATCTGCCCACCATGCAAAGTGATGTTCCTGATACCCAGCTGGAGATATAAACTGTGGCATTGGCGGTCTTTCCTGGATAAAATTTTGATAATTTTCATCTGAAATTTTAATAGATATTAAACCATCGTCTTTTTTATAAAATTCAATATCGCATGGTGTCTTATATACGTATCCAGTTCCAAATATATCGTATATTGCTGGACAAGCTTTCCATGTAGGGATTTTTCCGCCATCTGGGCCTACCCACGGCTCTCCGCTTGGATGCATGGCAAACCTGTCTGCATCTTTATACCAGTCTGGCAGACCCTTGATAACTGGTGCTGGCTTTGAAACACTTTCATCAGATAGCCATGGTCGATTAGAAATAAATTTAATCTTGTTCATAATTTTTAACTTTTAGGATAACTTTCTTAGATTCGTGTTCTCCAAATTTATTGCCTAGGTGGTCTACAGCATCTCTATAAAAATGAGTCCAGTCAGCAACTCCGTTTCTTGCCTGAGATACCTCTGATCTATCTCTCATGAGATTTCTCCAAGAATCTGTCTTCCACTTTTCTGGCATTCCAGGTTTAATGGTAATTTGATGTTTCTCAATATCCTTGATTGATATTGGAACAATAGATGCTATTGGAGTATTTGCTGGTATTGTAATTTCTACATTTGGCCTTGTGATCATCCATGCTATTGGAAATTCATTTTGCAAAACAGAGGTGCTAACTATCGTAGTCATGCACTGTGCACCATCTATAAATTGATTTGGAACTGGCATAGTCAATAAGGAAAGGTTGCTTTTGCTTTCAAAGTAAAGCTTGGTGTTAAAGCTTATTGTCCTATTCCCTCTATCTGGATGTACATACTTACTACCCTTTATGATATTAACATGTTCTGGTGTTGGATCATTAACGCCGTCCCAAATAAAAGATATGTCTTCTGGAAATGATATTTCCCAGCCTATTCTATTGGCCAAAGAAATTGGAAAACATTGATAAGCGTGCTTGTCAAAGGTGAGATCCATCCAATCTCTTTTCATCCTTAGCTGGTCGATATTGGCAGAGTTATCGGATAGTTTGTAAACTGTAATCTCTTTCATTAATCACCAGTTTCTTGGTAAAACTCTGGTCTGTGGTATTTTTCTGAGTAGTCAAGCATTGTTACAATGGAGTACTTGGTTCCAGAAATTACTGGCATTGCTCTGTGAGGATACATAAAGTTTGATGGGAATAGATACAAGTCACCAGCTCTTGGTTTAATGTTAAGCCCCTGTAGCCTAAAGGCCAATTCTCCACCCTCATAGTCATCATTTGGGTATGAGACAGCAGATAGAATGCAATTATATGAATATCCATTGTCTGAGTGCTCTTGGAAGTGCTGACCTGGACCATACTTAATAAAATTCATGGCTTCCCAATATCTGAGCTCGCCAACATTGTGTGCCCGACAGTAGTGCTTTACAGCCTGAAGCTGTCTAAAATATACATCATCCCATAGCCTTTGAAGCTTCAGGGACGCTTCGCCTTTATCGTTTTGGATATCTTTCTTTTTATACTTAAAGTCATAGCAGTCTCTGTACTCAGGCATCTTCTGGGCGTATCCGACCATTCCTTCTGCATAACCATAGTCATTGGTTGGATCTAGAAGAACATCCTCAAGCCTATCGATAATTTCCATGGACTTTGGCAAGACATCCCTATATACATAAATTCCACTACCAAAGTCTTCTACAGATGACCAGGTTGTCTCCTCGATCTTGTAAAAGTCCTGAATTCTTTTTTGAATATCTTCTTTATTTGACATAATGTCCCTTTCTAATAGACTAGCTTAGTCATATTTGATTCTCTATAATTAAAGTTTCTTAGATTTCCTCTATCATTGTAATCTGTCATGACTACTATTGCATATTTTTTTCCAGCAACAATATCTTGGGACGCATGCTCATAGATATAGGTTGACGGGAATACAATAATGTCGCCCTTCTTAGGCTTAAGTGTAAGGTTAAATCTTGGGAAGTAGATTTCTCCACCCTCGTAATCGTCATTTAAATATGCAACAACTGAAACGGTAGTTACATATCCTGGACCATGGTCCGCATGGATCTTAAAGCGAGTTCCTGGGCCATCATATTTCACAAAATTAAATGCTTCAAAATAGTTTATTCCGACTCCCCAATACATTCCATAATCACTAGTACAGGAGTAAATGGGACCAAAAGCCATACTGTGCATATCGTATAGGTCGCTATTGCTCTCGTCTCTTGGACCAATGTTTTTAGACCCCAGCTTGAAGTCAAGGCAATTTCTTACTTCTGAAACTACAGAGTCTGCTTCTGTGACGAGGGCTCCCTGCCACGAATATTTTGTCTGACCATTCAGATTGCCTTCTAGGGTGTTGATTATGTGTTCGCAAAGATCTGCACTAATCGCATTATTGTAAACATTAATGCCTAGTGCTGGGTTTGTTATCTCAATGCCGTTTCCCAAAAACCTACTAGGCATCCTAGAGGAATCTGTCTCTGGTCTTTCTTTAGTTAGCCAATTATTTTCCATGCCATAAGTATAACATAAAAATTAATTACTATGGCTTACCACATATTACCAAAACTTGGGAACCAAGGACCAAACCCTGGGAAGTATGGGAAGTATGGACCAAATCCTGGGAAGTAAGGTGGGAAGAACGGTGGGACGCATGGAGCCAGCGTTGTTACACTAGAAGAGTTAGCTGA